CTTGGCATTTATTTGAGTGCCTTTATCATCCATAAAGATATAGTCTATCTCCTTGGTTTGGGGTTGAGTTCTTAAAGAAGCTTTCTTAGTTGGACCGGGATTAGTCTCGATACCAACTAGGGGAGGTGCAGGAATTTGATTAGATTCATAATATGGGCGGTTGTTCTCAACCCAAATATTATGCTCCTTGATCCTTTTCTGTTCTCCATGACGACCAGAAATGACGTCATAAGCTCCACTAAGAGCTAGTCCTAAAACAGGTGAAACCAGGCGACCGGGTAATCCGATCACCTGGCGTAGACCATTTTCTATAATGGCCCGTGCACCAATATCGCGACGATCAAACATTTCTTGTCGAAATGCGTTGTCTCGCTCTTGCAAATAATGCTCTATCATGTAGTATGGGATGCCCGACATGTGGCGGAGACTATACATCTGTGCTTAACCATAGAGTAATTCTATGGAAGTGCCGTGTAGTCTCTTGACCATTTGTTTGGTACGGAATTATTAAGAATTAAAATAAATTAACTCACCGTTTTGGACTATTACAAACACAAACCCCATCCAGCAGTTTCTACTCTTGCCGAGGAGTTGCGAGAATTCTTCCAAGGTCCTTTGCAAAATTAATAGTGTTAACCACTACCTTTTGCATAGGTGTTTCCTTGAAACTCGCCATGTGTGATTTTAACCTGTTTAACGGAGGACAAATAGGTAAGCCTGTCGAAAAGACTTGGGCAGACCAATAAAGAAGGAGCTTTCTCATAGAGATAGGCTTCAATCTCGAATGTCGAGGACCACGCACCACCCGGGTTCCGAGTTTAGGTTGTAATGATTTGACAGAAACCTGAAAAGCATAAGCTATTCGGGCCAGCCAAGGATCATCAGCAACTCGATACTCGTGTTCCTGAGGTACGTAGTCTCCGATTACATATTTGTAGTTGCACAAAGCCCCTGCGTATTGAGCAGTTGGTAATGAGAATCCGGTGTTACGGTAAAGACTAATTGAAGGATCGTTAACCATGCGAGCCGCCATGACCCTTTGGGGTCTAGTGACACGAGGTAACTCTCCATTAATTAAATCTATACCATAACCACCAAGATGGGCAGGAATGCGCCAGTTAGGCACAAACTTACCCTTCCAATCCTCAGACCAGCGACTTAACGCTTGAGGTATAACACAAGCCGACTTTGGATAAAGTCGAACCATCTTATTCAATTCATTCGCTATAGCAGTCGGAGTTGCAAATGTTTCTCCTTCTACTCTGGGTTTCCCCACTAATAGCTTTTGGTTAAGATAACCACACCGTTCCAAGGAGTT